CGGTGCACAGGCGGCCCTGAAGGGCTGTAAAGAACAATACGAATGGCTGGATAGCTTTGACAACATTGTCATTGCCTTTGACGGTGACGAGCCAGGAAAAAAGGCAGCGGCTCAAGTGGCTGAGTTGTTTGGTAATAAAGCCAAAGTGGTCAAGCACCAGAAGCATAAGGATGCTTGTGACTACCTTGTCGCTGGTGATGTGGAGGCATGGAATAAGAACTGGTGGGCTGCAGAATCCTATGTCCCTGACGGTATCGTCGCAGGTACAGCCCTTTGGGAGTTGGTTAATAAGCCCATTACTAAATCAGATGTAATGTATCCTTGGTCTGAGTTGAATACGCTCACCTACGGTATTCGCAAAGGGGAGTTAGTAACTGTAACCGCAGGGTCAGGACTAGGTAAGAGCCAGTTTGTGCGGGAGATTGCTTATCATATCCTCCAGAAGACAAGTGATAATGTCGGGCTTATGTTTCTTGAGGAAGGCATCCATAAAACAGCGCGGAGCTTGATGTCACTGGCCTTAGATAAACCTATTCATCTACCTGATGTTGCCGTCACTGATGATGAATTGAAGAAGGCGTATGACCTTACTATTGGAAGTGGTAAGGTGTTCATGTTTGACCATTTCGGCAGCTTAGGAATTGACAACGTAATCTCCCGTATCAAATACATGGCGAAGGGACTAGAGTGTGGCTATGTCTTTTTAGATCACCTCTCACTCCTGGTTTCTGACGGGGCAAACGCAGATGAACGTAAGGCGATTGATGAATTGATGACAAAACTACGCACGTTGGTGCAGGAAACTAACATTAGCCTAATTTGTGTGTCGCACCTACGCCGTGGTGAGGGCAAAGGCCACGAAGATGGGGCGCGTACCTCACTTTCACAGCTACGAGGGAGTGCAGCTATTGCTCAATTGAGCGATATGGTGATAGGGCTGGAGCGGAATGGACAGGATGAAGACCTTGTTAGCCGCAACACAACACATATTAGGGTGTTAAAGTCAAGGTTTAGTGGAGACACAGGCGATGCTGGCTCCCTTCTTTACAATAAAGCAACAGGACGTATGAAACAGGTGGATAATTCACTCTAATTTAAAGAATAGTGTTGTGTTGTTCTGTTATTTAGTGTATAATTATGCTTTTGGAGGAACTTATGAGAACTAAAGAGCAAACTAAACAGTACAACACAGCCTATTACGAGAAACATAAGGAGAAGGTTAAAGCCAAGGCTAATCAGTATTACAAAGATAACACCGAGAAGGTTTTGGAAACAGTTGAAAAATATCGGAATGAAAACAGAGAGTTGCTGAGGGTTAAGGATAAAGCCTATTATCGTAGAAGCACTGAAGTACGAATGCTAGGAGCAGCAAGGCATCGAGCCAAAACAGCAGGGATGGAGTTCAATATCGAGAGAGAGGATATAAAAATACCAAAATATTGCCCTCTTCTGGGAGTAGAATTAAAAGTGGCCGATGGTCAAAAGGTTGTAAAATATAACTCCCCTAGCTTAGATCGTATAGATTCTTCTAAAGGATATATAAAAGGAAATGTATGGGTTATTTCGATGAAAGCAAACAGCATGAAAAGTAATTCATCTTTTGAGGAATTTTTTATGATGGCTACTAGGTGGAAGACACTAAAAGATAATGGAATGATGGTATGAAACTACTACTTGACATTGAAACAACAATGGATCACAAAACCATCTGGTGCTGTGTGACAAAGAACATTGAAACAAACGAGGTGAAGGTATGGAAAGAAGCAAGCGGCCTGTCGGAGTATCTAAAGGAGGCATCTACAATAATCGGTCACAATCTAATTGGATTCGATGCTCCTCTATTGAACAAGCTATGGAATACGAGGATAGTACGGAAGCAAGCCTACGATACTCTCGTCTTGAGTCGCCTATTAAATCCAAACAGAGAGAATGGGCACAGTCTAGCCGAGTTAAGCAAGAGCGCAGGGAGTTTCAAGATTGACTTCACCGACTATGATCTGGTTGAGTCTGATCTCCAGAGCTTGATTGACTATTGCGTACAGGACATTGAAGCCCTGCACAAGGTCTACGATATGCTGATGGCTGAAAAGGCTACGCACGGCTTTAGCGACGAGTGTGTCCAGCTTGAGATGGACGTTGCAGCCATCATCAAGAAGCAGGAGACTAACGGATTTATGCTGGATGTAGCGTATGCAAATACCCTACTCAGTAAGCTGAATGGTGAGGTTGCAGAGGTTGATGAGGCTATGCAGCTCCGATGGCCTGAGCAGCGTATTCAGCGGTTCCATAAGACCACCGGAAAGCCGCTAAAGGAAGAGGTTATCCGCTTCAATGTTGGTAGCAGGCAACAAGTGGCTGAGAAGTTGATTGAAGCTGGCTGGAAGCCTACTAAGCAAACTCCAGGAGGTAACCCCGCGGTAGACGAGGAGACTTTGTCGGATTGTGACATCCCTGAAGCCAAGGCTGTGCTGCGTTACCTGATGCTGACAAAGCGGGTTAGTCAGGTTGAACAGTGGCTGGAGGCTGTAGAGGCTGATGGCCGTATCCGAGGCCGTGTGAACACTTTAGGTGCAGTGACGGGGCGAATGACCCATAGTAAGCCTAACATGGCTCAGATACCCAATGCAGGATCTGAGTATGGTCCTGAGTGCCGTCAGTGCTTCACCGTCCCTGAAGGTAAGGTGTTGGTCGGTGCAGATGCCAGTGGTTTGGAACTGCGTATGTTAGCTCACTATATGGAAGATGAAGGATATGTTAAAACAGTCATCAGTGGCTCCAGTAAAGACGGAACCGACATTCATACTGTCAACCAAAAGGCAGCGGGTCTACCTACTAGAGACAATGCGAAAACATTTATCTACGCATTCCTTTACGGAGCAGGAGATTCTAAGATTGGTAGCATTGTTGGTGGAGGAGCTGGTGAGGGTAAAGCCCTTAAAACCAAGTTTCTTAAGCAGACTCCCTCTCTTAAGCGGCTTATGGAGAAGGTTGCACATAATGCTAAAACTGGTAAAGTTTCTGCGATAGATAAAAGGCAACTATGGGTTCGCAGTGAACACGCCGCACTGAATACATTGCTGCAGGGTGCTGGAGCCATCATTATGAAGAAAGCCTTGGTTATTCTGGACGCTGAAATCAGGAAGAACAAGTGGGACGCTCTCTTTGTAGCTAACGTCCATGACGAGTTCCAGATGGAAGTGGCTACCCGCCATGCAGACCTAGTAGGAAAAGCTGCTGTGGAGGCTATAAAGGCCGCTGGTGAGGCTTTTAAAATGAAGTGCCCCTTGGATGGGGAGTACAAAGTAGGAAGGAACTGGAGGGAAACACATTGAAGGCAGTCTATGAAGCATGGGCACAGGTGATTATCGGGTCTATCCTAATTTTCATCTCCAACCATTTTATTTTTAACATTGGGTTCACATTAAATATATCGATGGTGGTTCTAAACTCTGTCATATCGTTTATCAAAGCCTACTACGTCAGATACTTTTTTAGGAAATACATATGAAACACATTGTCTGCTACTCAGGAGGACACTCAAGTGCGTTGGTGGCTATTGAGGTAGCTCGTAAGTATGGTGTTGACGATCTGGTGCTGCTGAACCACGACATAAACCCCAGCGTAGAGGAGAAGGACATTAAGCGGTTTAAACTGGAAGTGGCAGAGTACCTTGGCATCCCTGTAACTTACGCCAACCATAAGAATTGGGATACAAAGGATCAGTTTGATGTCGTGATTGATGCCAGAGCCTTCAAGGTAGGTAACGGCACTGCGTTGTGCACTCACCGACTGAAGACAGAGCCTTTTGATAAGTGGTTGGAAGAGAATGTCCCAGACAAAGACTGCATCATCTATTACGGCTTTGACAAGAACGAGATTGCCCGTGTACAGCGAAGGTCAGGAATCCTAGGTGCTAGGGGCTTTAAGACAGACTACCCGTTGGCATTGTGGCCTGAGCGTACAATCTACAGCACCAAAGAGATTGGCATAGAGCCGCCAAACACTTACAACCTGTTTAGACACGCAAATTGTACAGGGTGTCTTAAGGCAGGGAGGCAGCATTGGTACATTGTCTACCTAAACCGTAAAGACCTGTGGGAAAAGGCTAAGAAGTCAGAAGAGGTTATCGGGTATTCTATTCTGAAAGACACCTATCTTGAGGAGCTAGAGGAAATGTTTGAAAGCATGAACAAACTTGGAATCACGACAACAGAGCATGAAGATGGTCGCACATTCTTTGCTCGTGTTCGTAAGCACTTCAGGGACTATAATGATGACCAGATGGGTCTTCCTTGTGAGTGCTTTGTATGAACAGTCTTGATGTAGTCATCACCGTCACTGAAGAGGGCGGTATAACCTTAGCAGCCCCGTTTGGGTTCTCAGAGGACATTGTTGTAAAAATACTACAACATTGCTTAGAAATGTTAGA